TTAACAAACATTTTAAAACTCCTGCTGCCCCTAGGCTTCCTTAAAGGAAAAAGTATATTATGCAGATTGAAGTAGCAACCGAAGAATTAAGAAAATATAAACTATTCATTGGTACACCTATGTATGGTGGTCAATGTGGTGGTTTATACACAAAATCAACAAATGATTTGAGTATGCTTTGTGCACAACACCAAATCCCACTCAAATATTATTTCCTATTTAATGAGAGTCTAGTACAAAGAGCTAGGAACTATATCGTAGATGAATTTATGAGAAGTGATTGTACTCACTTGATGTTCATTGATTCCGATATAGGTTTTAATCCTAAAGATGTATTGGCACTACTTGCTTTAAATATCCAAAACCCAGATGAATATGATGTCGTGACTGGGCCCTATCCTAAGAAAACAATTGCTTGGGAAAAAGTTGCTAAGGCAGCTGAACTAGGTCTGGCAAAAGACAATCCATTTAAATTGGAACAATATACATCTGACTTCGTATTTAATCCTGTTAAAGGTACCAAATCATTTAAACTTGGTGAACCAGTTGAAGTGTCAGAAGCTGGAACAGGTTTCATGCTTATTGCAAGAAATACTCTGGAAAAATATCGCGATGCGTATCCAGAACTTAAATACAAACCCGACCACATCCGCACCAACAACTTTGATGGTGAAAGGGATATTACCGCATATTTTGATTGTGTTATTGACCCTGAATCTAAACGCTATCTTTCAGAGGATTATTTCTTCTGTCAAATGGCTCGTAAAGCAGACTTGAAAGTTTGGATGTGTCCATGGATGCAAATTAATCATGTAGGCTCTTATATTTTTAGAGGCAACATGGGCTCAATTGGTCAATTAGGTGTATCGGCAACTGCTGACAAAAATAGTAGTAGAAAAACGTACTCACCTATTGACAAAGCAACGAAATAGGTATATAATACCACACATGAAAACGAAAATAAACTTGGAGACTATATATTATGAAATTTTCTAATGAAACGCTGAACGTTTTAAAATCCTTTACAGCAATCAATAAGAGTATTCTATTGAACGCAGGTAATACAATTAAAACTATTACGCCAGAAAAGACACTGATTGCAATCGCAGAAGTTCCAGATACAATGCCATCACAGGCTTGTGTTTACGACCTTTCAAGATTCTTGTCAATCTTGTCTTTATACAACGATCCGGACATTGACTTTGGGGATAAATACTTTATAATCTCTGAAGGCAAAAGACGCACACGATATGTCTACGCCGACATTTCCATGATTCATACACCACCAGAAAAGGAAATAACACTTCCTTCAGCTGATGTGACTGTCAATGTTTCTGAGGGGGATTTATCTTCCGTACTTAAGGCGGCAGGTGTATTACAATTCTCTGAGGTAGCTTTTGTAGGCGAAGGCGGCAAATGTTATCTCAAAGCAATCGACAGTGCTAATGACAACGCAGATGACTTTGGCGTTGAAATTGGGGAAACTGCCGATAAGTTTAATGTTATCATTAAAACCGATAATCTTAAACTACTACCTTTGGACTATCAGGTAACAATATGCTCAAAAGGCATATCTGAATTCAAAGGAAAAGGTGTCACATACTATGTGGCGATTGATTCAAAGTCGACTTATAATAAAGGTGAATAATATGAACGAACCAGTGAATGGTAACTTCGGCCAAAACCAAAATGGCCAACAAAATGAACAACCGGTGAGTATCACTCTCGGTGACCTCAGTACTCTATTACAGATTATTGATGTATGTTCGCAAAGAGGCGGGTTCCAAGGACAAGAACTTGCTGGTGTTGGTATGTTACGAAATAAAGTAGAAACATATCTAAGACAAAATGCTCCTCAACAACAGCAGGATTCTGCTGCTCATGAACAGAGTGTTGATGTCCATATGCCAGCTGAAGGTGAATTGGCTGACAAGGTAATTTCTTAAAAAAATTACCGAACTTATCTCGAGAATAGGGGACCTGGTTATGCCTTGTCCCCGCCCTCAATTTTTATATTATGTTTTATGGTGATTAATTATGATAAATGCGAAAGCAAATGAAGTGTTATGGGTAGAAAAATACCGCCCACAACAAATCGCAGATACAATCCTACCAGAACAAATGAAGGAAACATTCCGAAAATTTGTTGCTGATGGAAATATCCCAAATCTCTTATTGGCTGGTGGTCCAGGCGTAGGTAAAACAACTATTGCGAAAGCAATGCTCGATGAGCTTGGTTGTGATTACATCGTCAAAAATGGCTCATTAAATGTCAATATTGATACCCTCCGATACGATATCTCTACGTTCGCCTCAGCTGTCTCGCTGACAGGCACGGGTCGTAAATATGTTATCTTTGATGAAGCAGACTATTTGAATACAACTAGTGTTCAACCAGCCTTGCGTAATTTCATTGAGGAATATTCTTCCAATTGTGGATTCATATTTACTTGTAATTTCAAAAATCGTATCATCGGTCCACTAAGATCTAGACTTTCAGAAGTTGATTTTGGTATTGAACAAACAGAAAGGCCAAAACTGGCAATGGATTTCTTTAAACGTACTCAAGAAATACTTGCTAATGAAAATGTTGACTATGACAAAGGCGTCTTGGCAAAAGTTATTGAAAAACACTTCCCAGATTTTCGTCGTGTATTAACAGAACTACAATCGTATGCAGCATCAGGTAAAATTGATGAAGGTATCTTTGTTAATATCAAACAGGAATCTATTGACGCACTGTTTAAATTTCTTAAAACTAAAAACTTTACAGAAATGCGTAAATGGGTTGCAAACAATTCAGATCAAGATATGAATGAAATGTTTAGGCGCATATACGATGCAGCTTCAAAGAAGGTCGAATTCAGAACTCAGGCTGGTTTCATTGTGACTCTTGCTGATTATATGTACAAGGCAAACTTTGTCGCAGACCAAGAAATTAATATGGTTGCGTTCCTTACCGAAGTAATGATTGAATCAGAGTTTGTGTAATGTTAAAAACCAGATGTTTTAATTGTAGCACAACGACAACAAAAAAGAAGGCTTGGACAGTTGAAATGAATACCGCTGAAGGGAAACACAAGGTCACATTATGTGAAACTTGCGGCCCGGAATTTGATTCTCTATCCAAGGAACTAATAGAGGTACTTGATGAAAGATCTTAGTCCGTTTGATTTTATGAATGCAGCTTCATTCAGTAAAAAGAATCTTATTGGTGAGAGTGATAACCCAGAGCTTACAGAAAAGGAATACAATCCTTATATTGTCAATCGTGGGTTTACTTATTTTGAGGATACAATTCTTCATGCCAATGAGATGAACCAAAGACATGAGCTTTTTCCGGGTGCCCAATTTGAATACTATCGTAGTGTTTTAAGGAAACGCAAGAGATTTTCTAAATGGCATAAAGCCGAAAAGAACAATGATCTTGATGCAATACAACAAGTTTACGAGTGTAATCGCACTGTTGCAAAAATGTATTTAAAAGTCCTTAATGAAGAACAATTGAAATCTGTACATGAAAAGCTCGTTATTGGCGGTTAAGGTTTAAATTCCTATAAATAGTCTTATTGGTTATTGACCATTAAAGATTATTAAAATAAAAAGGTGAATATGTATCATGGATAACGAAGACATTTTTAGAGGTGTCGGCGTCGAGGTAGAGCTACCCACGCCAGACAGTTTCCTCAAAATCAAAGAAACTCTTACCCGTATTGGAATCTCTTCTCGTAAAGAGAAAAAGTTATTTCAGTCTTGTCATATCCTTCATAAGAAGGGACGATATTCCATTCTTCATTTTAAAGAGCTGTTCATATTGGATGGCAAGGCGAATACATTTACTGATGAGGATTTAGCTAGAAGAAATACAATTGTAAACCTTTTAGAAGAATGGGAACTGGTTAAGATTCTTGACAATTCAAAGACGACTGATCCAGTCGCATCACTCAATCAGATTAAAATTATTGCTTTTAAAGAAAAAGATGAATGGGAACTTGCAGTTAAATATAATATCGGCAAGAAATAGTTGACAAACGCACAATAGTGTGTTATAATATAGGTATTGATTATGGAAATTTTTAAAACAAAAGAATATGCAGAGATGCCAGCCTTTCAAACAAAAGGTTCGGCGTGTTTTGACATAAAAGCAGCATTCGCAATAGGTGATAGAATTAAAACCTGGAATGCGCTGAATAAAGAAATAATGGTTCCAGCCAAAGCCTACAAAGGTAGCGTTGGAATTCAAATCCCACCCCTAAGTAGAGCATTAATTCCGACAGGACTTATATTTAATGTGCCAGACAATCATGTGCTGGAAATGTTTGTACGCTCAAGTGTAGCGACAAAGAAAGGTTTAAACCTTTGTAATGGGGTCGGTGTGATTGATAGTGATTACGTAGAAGAGTCGTTTATCGCTCTATATAATATATCAGACAGTCTGGTAATTGTTGAGAGTGGCGAGAGACTAGCGCAGTGTAGACTATCAAAGGTTTTGAAAACCGAACTAACCGAGGTTGATACTAGACCTTCTCAGAAAACTGAGAGGAATGGCGGTTTTGGTAGTACAGGAAAGAATTAAAGTACTTGTCTCCAAACATTTTGGATTCTAGATTGCTTCATTATTTCGTGTAATGCTATATATTGCTTTTTAATAAAATACATGTATTTTCCTTTTATATAATTTGTATATATGTATTTATAACAGTAATGTTACAGACATGTGACAAAAGTGAAACAAAATTATGATTAAAGATGATACGTTACTTAT